GCTTCGCAAAGAGGCGGCCGGGCACAGAACTAAAGCTAAAGACCTGGCGTCCAAGCTCAAGGTTTCTGAAGACCAAAAGAAAGCCATTTTGAAGGCTGCGGGCATCGAGGAAGACCCTCAAGACCCCACAGAAACCATCAAACAGCTTTCTGTTGAATCGCAACAACTCGCCTTTCGCTCAGCGATTTTGGAGAGTGCAGTTCAACACGGTATTGGAAAAGACGGCTTGGAGTTTTTCGAGTTTCTGGTTGCGAAAGCGGTTGGCGAATTGGAGGAAGGTGAAGAACTTTCCGACGAAGCGATGACGGCAATTGTGACCAAAGTCGGCCAAGGGGCAGGCAAGGGAAGCGCGAACACGTCGGTTGGGACTGGCGGCAAGGGTGGCAAAGGTGCTCCCGACCCGAAACAGACGCCCGGTGAAGTGACGTTAGCGAAGTTCATCAGAATGACGATAACGGAAAAATCCGCCTTATACGAAAAGAACCGTGACCTGTACGTTTCATTACTCGCAGAAGCAAAGGCCCAAAAAAAGCTCGTTTGAGCTGGGGGACCACATGCCTGCAACTGTAGCCGCCGATTTTTCTTGGCAACCCGTGGTATGGCAAGACCATATCATGGCGTATTTCGACCGCAAACTCGTGTTTGGCGCTTTCGCCTTACGGGAGGACAGCCTAGTTGCTGCTCCTGGCCTGACACAAAACTTCCCGTACTTCGAGAAAATCGGACCCGCGCAAAAGCCGGTCGAAGACGAAGGTCTGGAAATCGATAATCTGACCGACAACTCGTTCAACGTAACTGTGAGCGAAGTTTCAAAGGCTGTCGGCGTGACTAAAAAGGCTTTCAAAATGTCGGCGGCTCGCACTGATCGTGTGATCTCCGAGGTTCAAGAGCAAATCGGTCGCGTTATCGCTGAACAAATTGATGCTGATTTACTGACGGAATTCTCTACCTCTGGCAACTACGCCACGGGATACACTTCCAATTCGGGAAACAGCTATGCGAACATGAACATTCGCAATCTGAACACGGGTAAAATCGTGGCGTTTGGTGACAAACATAAAGATTCCGTCGTGTGCTTCATGCATTCGCTTCAGTTCCTCGACATGATGACCGACACGACCGCAGGCTTCTTGGTCGCAAATGCTCTTGATCCCATGTTCATGGTGGAAGGTTATGAAGGCCGTTTGGCTGGAATGGCCATTATCACCGACGACAACATGCCCAAGAACGTCGCTGGCCAAATCAACAGCAAAAACAATTACGACGCCTTTATCCACAAAGCTAACGCTTATGGATTCATGGTGAAGCAGGACATGGAGCTTGAGTCGGACTACGACATTCTTCATCGTCAATGGGTGTTTGCTGCTGACCAGTGGTATGGCGTTAAGTCGTTCCATGCGAAGATCAGTGCCGCTTTCCTCAAAACCGCGCTCTTGCGCATCAACACTGTAAACTAAGGAAGGGTGCAAACATGAGCATGACTTTAAACGAACGGAACCCCAATGTGGACATTATCCCCGTTGGGTCCGCCGTTTCGACGACTACCGCAGTTTATCCGGGCCTCTTTTTTCGCAAACATTCACGCATTAAAAATGTGTATTTTGTGGATCAAGTTGGCATCGCTAAATCGTCCTCGAATTACCAAACTGTGACCTTGCAGGACAACTCTGCTACACCCGTGGCTTATGCTACGGTTGCAACCAGTGGTGTCGCGGCTGTGGTCAATACGCCTTTGGCAATGCCGCTTTCTGTTCCCGTGGGAACAGATTTAAATGAGGCCGATGTTCCCGCAGGAACTCAACTCAATGTTTCCATTGTTGGCACTGGTACGGCAATCCTTACCAAGTCAATTCTGATCATTGAGTGGTACCCGCTGTAAACGACGTGAAAGCTGGGGCCTAGCGGCTCCAGCTTTCCAAACATCTTGGAGGTATTATGGGTTTGATGTTTGCACGTCGTCGTATGGATGAGGCGGCAAAACGCGCGGTCAATAAGGCGAAAGCCCAATCTGAACGTCACTCGGAAGTTAAGGAACGCCAGAAAGCAAAGGACGGTCCCAAAACTCCAAAGGATGTGAAGGATGCTGACCCCAGCGCAGCAAAGTAAGATAGTTCAGATCCTTGGCTATGGGGCGAAGTCGATTCAAGTGGGCTCAGTGATCTATAATAAGATCATGAATGACCGCTTAAATCGCATTACGCCAGACGGCGAAGTGATCGTGTGCGCTTACCTTGCCCAAATAGCAGTCATTGAAACGCAAATGAACGCGGCCCCCGCGCGGCTTGCAGCCACGAAGATTTCTGACATTGAAGTCAATCATCGTGAATTGAACATGCTGCGTGCGGAACGTCGCCGGATTGGGCGTGAAATGGCTGACTTTTTGGATATTCCTTTTGTTGCTCGCGGCGGCTCTCAAATGGCGGTTTGTTCATGAGCGGATTGATTGCTTCATTAATGCCAAACGTGGACGCCATTCTTGGCGTGCGCGACTCAATTGGAGCTGTGAAGCAACCGATCTTCTTTTTGACTAGAACTTGGTACTCGGACAGCGGGCATACAACCCCCGCGTTGGCTCCTGAAGGATTCGCGAAAGATTCGCAAGTCCAGATGTTTCCATCTCCGAATATTCGGGACTTTAGTCAAGACATTCGGCTTAAAGAGGGTGGCGCGGTGAAAGCTGGTGACATTATCCTCACTGGCATTTCGCACAACAAGTTTACTCTTTCGAATCTTGACGGGACCAGCACGGCCCCAAACGTTGAACGGCTGTATAAGGTCGGCGTAAACGTGTATTCTGTTATTAATGTGACTGAAGACTATTTGACCTGGAAAGTTCAGCTCAGACGGTCTTCGAATCAAACACTTTACTAGGAGTTAAAATGTCGAATGACACCGGAATCAAATCTTTGAGCATGGCTAAAACCAAATGGGCTTCCGCTCAACCTGGCGACGCTGCTGGTGCTGGCCCGCAAGTCAGTGGAGACAAGGATTCTCAGCTTCAGGATTCTTTCCATGACCGCACATACAATCCGGTTAACAGCGCAAGCACTGGCAATACGTCCAGCGTGCTAAATGCCGATGCTGCCCGTTACAAAAAAGGCCCTGGCCCGCTGTAATGAGCATCAAAGAATTGGGCCGCAATACCACAGAGCTTGCAATCGGCTCTCGTGGTGGCGCTAATCCGCATGACATAAATGGGCCGCAATCTAACAAGATTATGCCACCCGATGATTTGGACCGCGACGGCCAACTAGATCACGGAATTGCTCACGAGCTTTCCGATGATTTGAACGCGAGTCTTGTAAAGGGGAAGTAAATGCCATTCATTCGCAAAAATGGCCGAGTGATCCATATCGGTGGCCCGAATAAGGGCGCAACTCCCGCGCCATCGCATCATGAAAAGGTGGCAAACCGTGTAGCCAAGGCTGGGGCCGTTACTTCTGGCGCATCATTCAGCGCGGGCGCTTTGACTTTTGGCCTATCTGAATTACTTCAGAAAAGCGGCAAGGCCAAAGCCGCCGTGGTTGCCGGAAGAGTTGCGAAAACCGCAATTGGAACTTACATAGGCGGAACTATTGCCAGCATTGGCGGTGGCATTTCTAGAAATAGAGATGTTGAAAAGCGTTTAGGAAAAGGTTCAGAATCTAAATCAGCCCGAAAAGAAATGGGAAATTATGGCCTTGGCGATCAGGCGGCAATGCTTGGCGGAATGGTTGCTGGCGGTGGCGCATTGGTCGCTTTGATTGACCCGCGAATCGCTCCTAGAGTGGCCACAGGGCTTAAGAAAATGCGCGATACTATGCGAGCTAAACGCGCAGTTCCCGTCAATACTTTCACCAAAGCAGAAAAGGTAAAGCATACCGGGCAAAGCGTAGTCTCACAATTCAAAATGCCAGTGCGCAAGTTGATTGGGGGCCGCATTGGCTGACGTTGTTCGCTGGATTCATAAGGACGGCAAGGCGATTCCGATCCGCGCAGCGGGAGGGGCCGCCGTTAATTCCGGCAAACAAAAAGCTGTCGCGATGGCGAAGAATATTGCCGCCAAAGGATCAGCGAGCGCATTGAAGCCAAAGAAGCAAAGCCAATTCCACACAATCGCCGCGCAGGTAACGCGCAAGCAGCCCGCCATCAAGCCGAATAAATTCTTGAAATATGGATCTATGGCTTGGTCTGTGGCTGGTGGCATTGGAACTGGATTGGCCCTAGGTCATGGGTTTAAAGCATCCGCTCTCGCAGAGAGTCTAGACCTCGCTACTGAACCCGTGACTATTGGCATGGCGGCGGGCGCATACGCAGGCAAAGGAAATACTCGGGGTCGCGCTAAGCTCATGGCAAAACAGGAAGGTGTCAACCAGGCGCTAGGCTGGGGTGCATACGCCGCTACGGCGTTAGGAAGTAAGGTTGGACGTGCGACATTGCTTGAAGGTGCGGAAAAGGTTGGATCTATGGCCGCAAAAATCTTAACAGTGGGCCGCAAGGCTTTGAGGGTGGTTTAAATGGGCGATACGAGATTTGTGCGAATCCATGGCCGCATTGTTCCGATCCATACCGGCGCGGGTGCAAAACGTGCAAACATGGCCGAAGGTAAGAAGCAACTTACCAAGGTCGGCAATGGGCTCAAGAAACAAGCGATCCACAAGGCCAATGATTCATACAACCATGACTTGAATCCAAATCAACAGCAGGTCGTTAAAAAGGGTTTGCACGTATTCCAAAGCGTTGGAACAGGCGCTGGATTGATGGCGGGAGCTGTGGCGGCCCTTGGCGGTATTAAGCTTGGAAAAGCGGGCATCGATGCGGCTGATAGCGCAATACAAGCCTATAAAGGCAAGGCCGATGAGGCCAAAGTAAAATACACCGCTATTGGATTGTCTGGAGCTTATGCGGCGACATTGGGCGGGGTTGGTGCCGCTGTAATGCATAAAAAAGTTGGATCTGCTGAGCGCGGGCTTGGCTTTTTGAATAAGCATGGCAGTTATTCGTCTTTGCAAGATAAGACTAAACTTTTGAAGCATTTGAAAAATGTAAAGATGGGCCGTATTGGATTCACTGCGGCACTGGTGGGCGGTGCTGCCGCCGCAATTGTTGGTGGGATCGGGCGCGCAAAGGCCGCAAAACATCAAAACAGAGCAGAAACATTGAAGGGCATAAGCTCTGCGGTGAAGCAATTTGTCGGAAGTAAATGAAAAAAGTAGCGTTGGTAGATTTATCCAAAGAGATAAGGGAATTTACTACGCGCAGTTTAAAGGCCCAGCGTGAAGCCGTCGCGCGTGGACTTGCTCGTTCTATCCCGGACCTCGTTGCAGCGAGTCCGCTCGACACTGGACTCTATGCAGCCTCATGGGATTTCACCGTTGACGAATATTCAGCCACGATTGGCAACTATGCACCATATGCCGGAATCATTGAATTTGGGGCAAGACCATTCACTCCCCCAATTGCCCCGCTCCTTGCTTGGGCGCACCGAGTTTTAAACGGGACCGGCGCGGAACGTGGACAACCCTTAACTAAAGCACAAGCGGCGGCCACCGGGAAAAGTACATTGTCAGGATATTCAAGCGACGAATGGGCATTGGCAAAGGGCGCGCAAATGGCTATTGCCCGACGCGGGATGGTCCCAAAGCACATTCTAAAAAATATGATTCCCACGATTATCGAAAACATTCGCAACGAGTTGAGGGATAAGCATGAGTAACACAATTGCGACAACTGTGGGCACTGACGTTATTTCACAATCCATCGAAGCTCTGGCAATTTGGCTGCGGGCGAATATTACGGGCCTTACAGTTTTAGACGAATGGCCTTATGGAAATCAGCAACTGACCTATCCCTCGTTGACCATTTTCACCGGCCAAGCTAAGCGAATGCCGCTCATGCCGGAAACTATCGCGGTAACTTCGCCTGACGAAAACAACAAGGTGGTGGCGACCGAAGTAGTGGCCGAATACGATTTCAAAGCCCAGCTCGACCTTTGGTGTAGGACCAAGCTTGAGCGTAAGCAGATCCTCGCCAATATTTTGACAGCCTTTAATTCAGCAGAGATGGATTCCACAGGAGCCAATAATCCCGATGGGTTAAACCTGATTTTGTCTTCATATTTCAACACTATCGTAAGTTATGAGATTGATTGGCATCAGCACAAGGACGATGAACAGGCAGCCGAACGTCAAGAACGGCGGGAGATGATTTCGATTGTAGTGAATTTACGTGAAGTTAGGCAGCGAACATATTACGCTATGGTCACTATCCAAACTAAAGCCGGCGTGGGCACTTCAGATGCCGACACGGCAAGTTTGGAAACGGGCGGTTAATTCCGCTCATTGTGGCCATTGAAGGCCGCACTTAGTTTCACGGAGGAAAATTCATGTCTATTTTCGAGTCAACCAATCCATTGGATTGGGCGGCGCTTGATGGCGTCTATATTGATGAGCTCACCCCACCGCCTTCTGTCGTTGGTGTTGCTTCAAATGTGGCTTTGTTGGTTGGACAATTTGAGCGCGGCTCAAATCAGCCTCAACAAGTCGGTTCTTCTGGCCAGCTCTTTCAAGATTATGGAAACAATTCCGCATATCTTGGAATGACCGCTTTACAGAATAAACGCTGGGGCTCACTCCAAATCGTGCGCGTGGTCGCAAGTGGCGCGGCTGCTGCAACCCAAACCTTCGCCAATGCAAGCTCATCCTCTGCGGTTGCGTTTACTGCTCTTTGGAAGGGTGCCTATGGAGATAATATCACGGTTGCGATTGCAGCCGGCACAACGTCAGGTTCGAAATACACGATCCACGATGGAAACGCTAATGCTGTGTGGCCCGATGAGACCTATGACAATGTGGTCATTACCTCGCTGACCTCTGCGACTTTTGCGCTTTCAAATCTGATCGTCGGCACTCCGCTGCGCACGAATCAGGGCGAACCGGCAACTTGCTCCGCAACTGCGCTAGCAAGCGGAAGCGATGGAAGCGTTGCTGATGCGGATTATTCTGCGGCGATTGCTCTCACCGAGACCGCAAATCTCTGCAATGTGATTGTTGCCGACAAATATACTACGGCAATCAAGGGTTACATGTTGGCCGCGATGGCAGCCACAGAAGACCGCATGTGTGTGATTGAATATGGATCGGACGTTGCTCCGGCCACCGCAATCACTGACGTTGCCAGCTACCGCGACACTGACGGGCGCTTGGTTTACTCTTACCCGTGGGTCTACACCACGATAAATGCGGCTCCCGTTGCGGTAAGCCCGGCGAGCTTCTATGCGGCCCTTATCTCGCAAATTCCGCCTAATATCGATCCGGCCTACGCTGCAAATTCCCAGTATTTGAGCGGGATCACTGGACTCACTCAAATACTTACCCGCGCAAACTACATTAGTTTGATGGCGGCTGGAATCTCGGCATACGAAGTTGATTCTGACGTAGGTGTGAAAGTGAAATCTGGGGTCGTAACTCAGATTTTGAATAGTGCTAAGGTCATGGTCTTCCGCCGTCGCATGGCCGATTTCCTCATGCAGAGCTTGGCAAAGTATCTGAAGAATTTTCAGAACGCACCAAACTCTGCTGCGAATCAGACCAAAGCCGGGGGGGGAATCGTCGCGTTCAATACCCAGCTTGAAAAGGACGGCCTTGTGCCGACTGACGCCGAAGTTTCGACCGGCGCGGCTTCCATCATCGATACGAGTTCGTTGAATGACGACGACTCGGTTGCACAAGGTTATTTCAAGATTCTCTATCGGCGGAGAATCTACAGCTCGATGCGGTTCATCGTATTGCAAGCTGATATTTCAACAAGTGTCGTTGTGCAGGAGGTGGGCTAATGGCTAATCCATCAATACGTGGTCACCAGGGGCAAATTTCATTCTTCCAAAATGGCGGAGATTGCAACATTGCGAATTTGACTAGCGTTGATATCAATCAAGATTCGACGTTCATGCGTTCCGAATATGTCGGCGTTGCTCAGCCCGAGGGAGATCAAGCCATAATGGGTTGGTCAGGATCGGTTGACGCTGAAGTAAAGGACGCAACTCTTGATTTGTTCATTGACGCCCTTGTGACCAACAACCTGAACGGTATCGGGGTTGCTGATTACACTTTTCTGTCAACTGAGCAATACAACGACGGAACGACGCAAAGTTACATTTATTTTGATGTGCAATTCAAACTGTCTAAAAAACAATCTGGATTGCAAGCCAAAGTTACCAAGAAATTGGATTTCCAGGCAGCAGGTCGTAAACCGATTTGATGTCCTCCTAGAGAGGATGAATGCGGGGGCACCTCTTGGAGAAAATAAACGCCCCCGCGACTATTACAAAACCGTGGTTAGGAGCCACAGAAGGATTAGTGTCAGATGGCTACAATGATTAAGGTCGTACTTTCTAGCGGGAAGACCGTTTTTTTACGAGAACCAAAGGTTTCGGACACCGAGAAAGCCGCGCAGAAATGTGCATCTCGTGCAGGTGGTGACGTAATCGTAATGCAAGTCTTGGTTCAAAAGGCTTTGCTGCAAGCACTTTTGATTAAAATCCAAGAAACCAAAGAGTCCGCAATTCGCGATCTGACTCAGACTGAAATTGCGGACATGGATTCTCTTTTCACGGTTGGGGAGTATAGCCAATTGTTGAAAGTCTTATCCAAGATTTCTGGCAGTGGTGATGAGGGAAACGATCCGTTGATGGAGTTTGTAACAGCGTAAGCGAACAAAGCCGGATGCTCTGGGAACAAATCACCTGGATTTGTAGGTATACGAGCCTTAAGCCTGACGACGTAATGGAAATGGCACCTTGGCAATATGTCATTTTCACGAAAAGGCTTAAGGAAATTTTAGACCAAGAATCGGGTAGAGAAAATGGATGAGATTTTTGATGTAGCGACAGAGTTTAGGTTTGATGTTGGCGAAGCTGTCGTCAACTCAAACCTTTTAACTCGGTCTGTAGATCAGCTATCCGCATCCACCAGTAATGCACTCAATAGTTTAAATTACCTTGCCGGTGGCCTTGTTGCACATTTGGGTTTCGGCTCTGGTGGGA